AACCACCCCGGCGATATCGGTCCCGGCGCCGCCGTTGGTCGACACGTCCGACACTTCGGTGCCCGAATGGGTCCAGGTGGTCGCCACACCCGACGCCGTCCGCACCGCCGACCCGGCCGACACACCATGCCCCCGCAGCGGCATCGTCGCGCCCGTCGCCGACAGGACGGTGTTGCCGGTCAACGTCAGATCGGTGGCCGACGCGTTCACCGGGGTGGTCGGGTCGACGCCGGTGAACGCCCCGACCCAACCCCAGTTCCGCCGCGACGCCCCCAACGTCCACGTCCACGACGCCCCCTCCGACGAGGCGAGCTTCGTGTAACACCACATCGTCACGTTGTTGCCGGCATCCACCGCCGACGTAACCAGATCCCAGTCGGCCGGTGGGGTGATCGTCGTCGTGCCCGTACACGAGATGTACGCGACCAGCATGTCCCGGCCGCCATTGTCGCCCGTGTCAACAATCCCCGACGGCTTGTTCACCGTCACCGACGTGCCGGCGGTGCCGTTCGTGACGTCGTTGTCGGACCGGAACGCGGTGGCCATCAGCCGTTCCGGATTCCGATGACCGCCAGGGTGCCGCCGCGGGCCTGGATCTCATCGCGGAAGCCGGCGAAGAACGTGTCCCACGGCGGGTTGAACACCACCGGGGCCGCCCAGGCGATCTGCCCTCCGCCGCCGTTGGCGAGCATCGCCATGGACTGGCCGTGCGGGATCACCGTGGAGCCGGTGGGGAGCGACACGATGTCCCCGGTGGGGATGCGGGCCAGTTCGGGTCCCTGCTCGTTGACCACCTGCAGCCCGCTCCGGACTCCACCGGAGGCCGCGCCGGTGATGCCGCCGTGGGCGAACTCCGTGGCACCGCCGCCGAAGATCTGGCCCTGCTCGACCTTGACCCGGATCTTGACCTCTTTGGACTTGATCTGGGCGAGCTGCTGTTCGAGGCCGGCGAGTTCCCGCGTGTACCGCTCGGCCTCGGCCGCGCCGAAGCCCAGGTTCACCAGCAGCGTCTGGAGTTCGCCACGCAGGTCGTCGGTGGAACGACCGGCCTCGGCTGTCTCCAGGATCATCCGCGAGTAGTCCTCGGTGAGCGTCCGGACCATCTCCCGGTTGGCGAGGGCGGCCTCGGTGTTGCCGGTCAGTGCACCGGCACCCGCGACCTCCTCTTCGTGCTGCTTCTTCAGTTGCTCGATCAGCCGCTGTGTCGACTCGGCAACCTGGTCCTGTGCCTCTTCCAGGGAGAACGCCTCGTCGAGGTACTCCTTGGTCGACTTGCGCAACTCGTCGATGCCGAGGGCGGTCTCTTCGGCTGCCCGTCCGAGTTCGGAAGTCTTCCGTGCGCCGACCTCCACGGCGCCTGAGTACTGGGGCAGGAGCTTCAGCGCGTCTTCGATGGAGATGCCGGTGAGCTCGGCCAGACGCGCAACCGCCTCGGCGGCCTCGTCGGCGTGACCGCCCTGGACCATCTGGACCAGGGCGGAGTCGAAGGCGTCGACGTGCTCCTTGGCGCGACCCAGCGGCCCGGGAGCGCCGACGAGGCTGGACAGGAACTGCCCAACCTGGTCGCCGGCCTTGTACAGGCCGCCCTGCGCCAGTTGCTGCATCGACATCTCGAGGACTTTGGTGTCCTCGCCGAACAGCCGGGCCGCCTCACCGGAGAGCTTCGCCCGCTTGTTCCACTCGGTCAGCCCCTTGGCGGCGGCCTCGACCTGAGGATTGAGGTCATCGCCGAAGACGGCCGAGAGCCCGGCGACCGCCAGGCCGAGGGCCGCGAACGCCGCGCCGGCCTTCCCGACGGCGACCGTCGTCTTAGCCATGCCGCGCTGGAGGCGGGAGTCTGACACCGCCATCTCGTCCAGTGCCGCCTTGGCCGCCAGCGCCTTGGGGGCCAAGAGCCCAATCGCCCCGGCCAACCCAACTACGGCGGCGGAGGCGATCTGCAGTGGCGCCGGCATCCCCGCGAACGACTCGGCCAGGTTGCCGGCGAACTGCGCCGCCTTGGCGAGTACCGGCATGAACGAGGTGCCGATAGTCGCCTGGGCGTCCTCGATCTGGGCTCGCATGATCCGCTGCGAGTTGGCCAGCCCGTCGGAGGTGTCGGCGAAGTCACCCGCCGTGTCGGCGGTCTGCTCGTACAGGATGTTCAGCCGGGCGAGGGCCTTCTCCTGGGCGGTGAGCTCCTTGGCGCTCTCCTTGCCGGAGTCGGCCAGCGCCCTTGCCTCGACCGCGGCGGCGGACAGGGATACGCCGTAGCGCTCCAGCGGGTCGATCTCGCCGCGCAGGCCAGCCTGGATCGCCATCAGGGCGTCGGTGACGTCGGTGTTGAACACCGAGGCCATGTCGGCGGCCCGCTGGGTCAGCTTCAGGGTGTGGTCGGTGACCTCGTCGAGCTGCAACCCCTGGTTCTTCAGCATCGCACCCAGGGGCACGGCCATCTGGTTGAACGCCCGCTGCGACAGGCCGAAGGCGTTGGCGTTGTCCTCGCCCCACTGGACAACCTGCTGTGAGGACGCCTCGAAGGTCTTGTTGACGGCGTTCACAGACTCGCCGAGGTCGGAGGCGGCCTTCGCGGTGGACTTCACCAGCGCCACGGCGCGCTGGGCCATCGCCTGCACGGCGTCGGCGACCAGCACACCGCCGGCCACCTCGCCGACCCGGCGCAGCGTCGAGCCCAGGCCGCTGGCCTGCTTCTCGGCTTCCTTCAACGCCCCCGCGGCCGAGCCCGGCCCACCGGCGACCGCCTGGGCCAGACCCTTGGCCTTCTTGGTGGCCGAGTCGAAGCCGGGACCGGTCTGATCCACGGCGACGACACGGATCTCAACCAGATTGCCTCCGGGACTGGTCACCTACGCCTCCAGTCCTACGGCAGTGCCTCCATCGGCAGCGACTCTTCCGAGAACGGCCCGCTCACGGCCGCGGGGCCGGCGACAGCGTCCATCCAGGCGAGCACGATGGCCGTGACCAGTTCGAGGTCCTGGTCGAGCAGCCCGTCCAGGGTGGCGGGTACAGCCCGGCGGCTGGGCTTGCCCTTGACCTGAACCTCTTCCTCGAGGTTCCAGGACTCCAGCACCTTGGCGAACGCCTGGCACAGCGCCTCGAACTCGGCCAGGTCCTCGGCCGAGAGCGGGTTGGACCACTCCCGGTTGGCCAGGGCGGCGATGCGCGTATACATCCGCGCCGACGCCGACCTGGCCACCACCTCCAGGCCGTCGAGGTCGCCCTCGAACAGCAGCCGGTACGTCTTGCGCTGGTGGACGAAACCCATCAGGTGGACCAGGTCGGGACGCCGCCGTTGGCCAGCACCCCGGGTGCGGTGCCGGTCAGGGACCCGTCCTGCGCCCGGTTGAGCGAGTAGTCGGTGAACAGCAGCGTCGGGGTGTTGGTGACGCCGAGGATCTGGCCCGAGACGGTGATGTTGAACTCCCGCGCCACCGACGTGGACGGCACCGTCTTGAACACGTTGTGGACGTCGGCGCTGGAGTTGTCGTCGTTGAAGACGAAGTTGAGGTTGATCGACATGTCGGCCAGCAGGAGCAGCCGCTCCATCGCCGACTTGTCGAGGCCCGTCACGTCCTGCACGCCGCGGGGCGTGGCGAACGAGAAGTTGGTCACGTCGTTGCGGATGTCCCGCAGTGTGCCGCCGCTGTCGTCGATCTGGAGCGTCGTCCAGCCGAGACCATTCTGCTTTGCCAAGGCTCCTCCTTGTGTCTAGCCGCGCTGGCGTGCCTCGGCTACCCGGTCCTGATTGAGTGCGAAGTCCTCCACCCAGTCCTCCGGTCGCTGGTGGACCCGAAGCCCACCCAGTTGCCGGGCCAGACCGGGCTGGTTGTCGTGCAGCCGCCAGTCGCCGCGCAGGACGCCGTAGAACTCCGGGCGGGTGCTGTGCTCGCGGAAGCAGCGCTGATGCGCCTCGAACCGGAACGCGGTCAGGGTCCCCGACCGGGACTCCCGGAACGTCCGGCCCGACCGCAGGCGGATATAGGCGGCCTGGTTGCGGCCCAGTTCGGTCGACTCGTCGACCACGGTGTCCCAGCCGTTGCGCCACGCCAGGCAGCCGACCTGCTCGCACGCCGCCACGACGGTGCGGTCGGTCGGGGAGATGATGGTGTACGTCTTGTATGCCTGCGCCGGGGCGTTAGGCGTGATCCGGTTCAGTTGCCGCATCAGAACGTCGGAGCCACGAGGTTGCGGACGACCATTACGGCGAAGGTGCAGGACGTGAACCCGCCCGTCGTGACGGTGGTGACCTTCAGGTACTCCTCGACCGCCAGGTTCGTGGCGGTCGCGATCCGCTGCGCGAACGGTGCCGAGGTGACCTGGGTGAACCCGCCGCCGGTCACGTCGGCGTAGGTGTCGGCGCCGTTGTCGGAGGACTCCTGCAGCTTGATCGTCACGTCGGTGCCGCTGAACGCGGTCACCTGGAGGTAGGCCTGCAGGCCGAAGTTGGTGGTCGCCGCGCCGGGGTCCTGCCACGCGGAGCCCGCGGTGGCCGAGGTGTCGGTGCGCAGCCCCGCCGTCAGTTGCTCGCCCCACTCCAACCCGTAGCCGTTGGAGAGCGCGTTGACGGTGAACGCCAGCGAACCGTCCGGCCCGCGGTCGGGGTCGTAGTTGACCTGCTTGGCGACCATCGACGCGGCCGGCTTGCCGATCGTCGTGCCGCGGAAGTAGGTGACGATGACGTCGGCGGTCGGCAGGGTTTTGAGGGCGGCGTGCTCTGCCGCCGCGGCGGGGTTGAACCAGGTCGAGAAGTCCACCCCAGCGTCCCGCACGCCACCGAGTCGTTCGATGCCGGACTTGTTGATGCCGGTCACCACGAGGGCGTTCGGGCCACCGCCGATCCGCTCGATCGACCCGGTGTCACCCGAGACGTCATAACCGGCGATGTAGAGCTGGTCGCCCATCCCCGACTGTTTGGCCACTCAGTCCTCCTAGGGCGCCTGGGTCCAAAGATCATTTACGACCAGTGGGATGGTGATGTCGGCGGTGCGGTGCATGGTCTCGTCGATGCGCAGCCAGCCGCCCTGGGCCGACAGCGGGGTCCCGGTCTGGCCCATCAGGTCCACCTGCCGCACCCGGTCGCCGAGGGTGAAGTCGCCCGAGTACGCCGCGACCAGAGCGTCCGCGGCCGACAGCAGCTCGATCTCGACGTGGTCCTCGGGCAGGGTGTTGGGCTTGTAGATCCGCGCCATGAATACGACCACGCCGCTGGTCGATGACAGCCCGGAACTCAGCGCCGGTCCGAAGCGGACGAAGAACACGTCGCAGGTCAGCCCGTGACCGGGCGGGTTGAGCGTCTCGTGGCCGTTGACGTGGTCGAAGACACCCAGCGCCTGCGCGTGCGAGGTGAGCGCCGTGAACAGTCCGGCGGAGTCGAGGCTCATCCCATCCGCCTCAGGAACTGCGGCAGGACATGCGCGACGAGTCGGGCGACCTGGGGGATGACGGCCGTAGTGGCGCGACGGTACATGTCATATCCCTTGAACTTCGAGGTCCGGTTCCGACTGGATACCCCAACCAACCACGGCCCGTAGACGATGCCGCGGTCGTGCACCACCATCTCCTCACCCCGAGGTTGGACGGTGGTCTGGATCTCGTAGTACGGGGTCGGGTTGCGGAACGAGCCGTCCATGACCCGCATCAGTTCGGCGTGGGCCTGGTGCGCCACCGTGTACTCGATCGCGTCACACAGATCCTCGGCGGCACGCTTGGCCCGACCATCGAACAGGGGCCCCGACACACGGAACGGCGCGGTCACACTGCCCTCACGCGCGCCTTGCGCCCGTACGTCGTCAGCACCTGCTCGCGAAGGTCCGCCAGGCCGGCCCCGGAGGCGGCACGGGATCCGTCGCCGGAGCCGACCTGGCGGGCATACCCGGAGCTCTCTCCCAGGAGGATGTTGAGGGCTTCGGCGATGTTGAGCTCACGCACCAGCGGCGGGGGGACGTGCCTGACCGCCGCCGCGTTGTCGAGGTGGGTCGCCGCGGTGGTGCCCAGGAACCCCCGCACGACGGTGAGGGTGCGCAGGGCGAAGATGTCCGCGCCGCCAGCGTGGGTGGCGAGGACCGACCCGTCCCAGGCGCGTTTGACCGTCAGCACCGTCGAGGCGACGTCGACGACGAGCATCCGCTCGGAGTCGATGAGGATGACGTCGCCGGCCGCGGGCGCGCCGGTGGTGGTGGACATGGTGATCGACACGTCGGAGTTCGACGCGGTGAGGCTGTCGCCCGCGTCGATGTTGACCCCGGTGTCGGACATGGTGCGGTTGGTGACCAGCATCCGCTCACTGTCCACTTTGATCAGGGACCCTGTTCCCACCAGCGTCGAGTCGGAGATCACCACGGTCGTGCCGGTGGTGTCGGCCAGCGCCTCGGTGATGGTGCCGGCGGTCGCCTCGTCGGCGGAGTAGCCGAACACCCCGGTCGCGGCGATCGACCGCTGGTGGGTGTCGCCGGAACTGAACGCCGCCGACGAGTCAAGGTCGATCTCGATGTAGGTGTAGGGGGGCTCGTCCAGGTCGTCGGAGCGGCGCAGGAAGTAGTCCGACGACGAGATGGTGGTACCGCCGGACACCAGCGCCGACAGGGAGATGGCCTCGTTGCTGTCCAGCCACAGCCGCCACGAGCGGGCGTACTGGTAGTTGGGCCAGTCGAAGTAGCGGGTCCCCGCCCACGGGTAGAACCGGCGGTGCGTCAGCCCCTCGACCGCGCGCGCGCCCGCCTCGAGCGCACGGTCGACCTGGCCGTTGTTGCGCGCCACCTCAGGGCTGTCCAGCGCCCGCTTGACGTCCTCCCTCAGGCAATACACGGGCGTCGAGATGGCCACAGGTCACCGCCCGTCCCTGGGGTATTGATACCCGTCGTACTTGCAGAACAGCTCGCCGTTGGGGCCGGAGATCAGGGGCTCCCCACACAACGGGCATGCCTGCGGTGGGCGGGACTGCTCGTCCCGGGCGGAGTCCGACGCCTCCTTGAGGATGGAGAGCAGCTGCTCCCAGCTCACTCGGAGTCGGGCTCCTCAGACTCCTGGTCTTCCTCGACCTCGGCTTCCTCGTCGGCGGCCAGGAGGCGGGCCACGAGCTCGGGCTTGTTGCCGGAGGTCGGCAGTCCGCGCTCGTCGAGGAGCTTCTTGAGGTCCTCGCGCAGCAGGCCCTCGTACGGGTCGGTGGGATCCGGCTCGGCGGACTCCTCGACGGTGACCGTCACCTCGGTCTCGCTGATGTCGAAGACGTGTACCTCGCCGCCGGGCTCGCCGGCGTACGACGGGCCGCCGTGTCGGGTGATCTTCGGCATGGTGCCCTCCTCGTAGTAGTCGGCGTTGCCGCACTGCGGACAGTGCAGGGCGCCGACCGAGAACTTCGATGTGCAGTGGGCACAGACGTTGAGGGTCACGCGACCCCCACCATCGGCGCCATGGTTGTGTACAGGGTGGTCACCTCGGCCGCGGACAGCGCCTTGCCCGTGATGAACGGCAGCGCCATACGGCCGTGGAACTCGTTGACCGGCGTCGCGGTGACGCCCGAGCAGGCGACGGTGAGCGGGGTGGCGGTGTCCTCCATCGCCACGTACGCGCCTGTCTCGGCGGTGGTGCCGTCGTTGGCCAGCGTCCCGTCGACGTAGAGGTTCACCACAGGGGCGGACTCCGTTCCGTCGTAGGAGGCGACGACGAACTGCCACTGGCCCAGCGTCAGCGCGGACGTGGAGGCGGCGATCTCGGTCGTGTCGGCCGACTCGTCGTACAGCTCCAGGTCCAGCTTGCCGTCGCCGTCGATCCAGAACCGCCACTCCCGCACGGTGGCCGAGTACTTGGCCATGATCGTGTTGGAGGCGATGGCGTTGGGCCGGATCCACGCGCCCACCGAGAACGGGGTGTCGACGGTGCCGTTGCCGAAGGTGTAGTTGGCGTGGTCGATCCCGGCCAGGTGGTGGTCGCCGGTCGGGTGGAAGTGGTACGAGTACAGCCCGCACGGAAGCTGCAGCGGGGCGAAGCCTGTTGAGCCGGTTTCGGTCGGGGTCAGGTCGCCCACGCCGATGCCGGTGACGGTGAGTCCCGTCGCCTCCCAGAACGGCCACAGTGACGGCGTGGTGGTGCCGAGGGTCGACAGAATGTCGTTCAGTCGACCCTCGGTTCCACGGTTGTAGCCGGCCATAGCTAGGCGGCTACGATGGTCGCGCCGTCGGACATCGGGATGTACGTCAGGTACCAGGTGATGACGCCGTCCGTACCCGCCGACGTGTGCTGGATGTCGCCGATCGGAACGGTCACATCCAGCCGCGACGTGCCGTACCCAACCGAGATGAGCTTCGGCGGTGCCGTGGTGGTGGCCAGGCCGAACTGCAGGATCGAGCCGGCCAGGGTGTCCGTCGTCCCGATGTCCGTGGCGGCGCACAGGTCCTGCGTGTCGCCGTCGGTCGGGTTCATGATCAGCTTGTATGAGTTGGCCACCGTGATCGACGTGGTCACCAGCCCGTACATGGACGTGACGAGACACTGACCGCCGGCCACCGTGAACAGCGAGATGGTGGTTGCCGCGAGGGTGCCGGTCGACTTCGAGACCCGGTTGCCGAGCAGGAGCGTGCGCAGCTCCTGGCCCTGAAGGAAGTTGGCCATGTCAGACTCCCCGCGCCGGGAGGTTCTCGGGCTTGCGCTGCACCTTGAGGTCGGTCAGGATCGCGGTCACGGTGCCGGTCGACGTCGAGACCAACTTCAGGTAGTCGAACCCGGCCGACAGCGAGTCGGTGTCCACCTCGATGACGACCGCGTCCTGTGAGGACGAGGTGACCTCGGCCGCCGCAGCCGACTGGGTGATCTTCGTCCACGTGTCGGCGCCGGTGCCGGTGGTCTGGACGTAGGAGTAGGTGATGACGGCCAGTTCCTGCTCGGTGCCGCCGCTGACCGCGGTGGCCTCCGACAGGGTCCACGTGTCGCCGGCCGCGAGCACGCCGACGAAGCAGACGTTCTCGCAGTCCTTCACGCTGAAGAACACGTCCTGGGCGACCGGGACGATGTCGAACAGCCTTCCGAGTGCATTCATTTTCGTGCCTCTCCGCGCGGGGGTTTATTGCCGCGCCGGTGAATGGCCCGGGGTGGGGGTTTATTGCCACCCCGGGCTGTGCGGTGTTACGCGCGCTCGGCGAGCGTCACGATCGGGGACAGGGTGGCGCCGCCGTTCTTGGGCGTGATGGCCGAGTTCAGCCACGGGCGGCCGTCGCAGCGCTCGATGATGCGGTAGGCGGTCTCGTCCTCGCCGAACTTGTAGTGCGGGCTGGACATGGCCGACATGACCTGGCGGTCACCCAGCAGGTAGAAGCCGAAGTCGACGAACGACACGTCCTTGGCGTCGCCGAGCTTCGGGACCTTCTCCGAGATGAGGACCGGTCGGCCGAGGATCGTGGCCGGCGGGCCGGAGACGCCGTTGTTGAGCCAGATCGCCGAGCCACCGGTGCCGACCGACAGCGACATGGTGGCGAGTTCCGGGAAGGCGTCCGGCGGGACGACCCACACCGCGCGGCTCAGCGAGCCGGGCAGCATCCGGGCGTACATCTTGATGATGTTCTGCCAGACGATCGTGTCCGCGGGCTGGCCGGACTCCTTGGACACCGAGACGGCGGCCGAGCCGTTGAGGTAGCCCAGGGGCTCCCCGACGCCGGTGCCGTTGATGAAGGCGTCGTCCTCGTAGAAGCCCAGCGCCTCGGGGAAGATCTGGTCCAGGAAGGCCTGGAACGAGATGATCGAGTCGGAGATGAGCTCGTTGGGGACCTCGGTGTAGGCGGTCAGCTTCTTGGCGTCGAGCACGATCCGGCCGAACGAGGCCTGCGACGCGGTCAGCGCCGCGCCTTCCTGCGTCCAGTAGCCGACCACGCCGCCGTACACCGACGAGACGTTGGACGTCGAGTCGATGGCCGGGAACGGCACCCGCAGCGAGTCCATCGGGATCACCCGCGCGCGCGGGCGCACGATGGAGGTCTCGAGCGAAACCCGCAGCAGTTCCGAGCGCAGTACCTCGGGGATCAGGTAGCCGCCCTCGGAGGGGACCGTCGAGGAGAAGGCGTTGCGGATGCGGTGCAGCTTCGCCTGGACGTCGGCACTGCGGTTGGCGTTGTGCCAGATTGTGTTGAAGTAGTCCGCCGCCGCGGTCGGGCCCTGGAACTCCTTGTCCAGTGGCGCGCCCATGGCCCGCGGGTTGTGGATGACGTTGTTGGCGTTGCCCGCCGGTGGCATCTGGGCCGGGGTGCGCAGATCGGGCCGCCCGACACCGGCGTCGTCGTTGTCCTTGACCCACTGGGCGAGGAACTGCTGGGTCTGCTCCTGGACCTGCCGGGTGATGTCCATGTCGGACTTCGCGACGAAGCGCGCGTACGCCTCGATCGCGGCCGGGAGGTCGCCCTGCTTGGCCAGCGCGGTGATCTTCTTGGCGTCGCCGAGCAGTTCTTCGAGTTCATGCTGGTTGGTCGGGACAGTGATCCGCTCCCCACTCGGGAGCGTCGTGGTTGGAGCAGTCACGTCGTGACCTCTCTGAGAAGGCGCCGGAGGGCCGGCAGGTTGATGGACAGATCCGGCTCCGGGTCCGGAGTCGGGGTTGGTGCTGGATCGGGTGCCGGCACGTCGGTGGCGGCCAGGAAGACCGCGGCCTTGATCAGGTCGGGCTGCAGCGGGATGTCGTCGAGGGACTCGATGGAGTCCCGGATCGCCCCGAGGTCGAGGGCGGGCATCAAAAAACCCGCCTCGTCGGGCGGGTCCGGCTGGGTGGCTGGTTCGGGTGGTGGGTCGGGCGCCTTGGCCGCGGGGAACAGCGCGGCGTCCTGTCGACCCGCGTGCTGGAACAGCGACAGGTCCCAGGTGTTCGTCGGCATTTTCTTGGTGGACTTGCCGCCGATCACTTCGTCGACCAGGCCGGCGTCCTTGGCCTCCTGTGCGGAGTACCAGGTCTCGGCCCGCATCAGCTTGCGCCAGTCCTCCGGAGTCCCTCCGGCACGGTCGGCGTAGATCGCCGCAATGTTGTCGGAGAACTTGTCCAGCAGTCCGGCAAGTTCCAGCATGTCCTTGGCGTTGCCGACCGCGATCCCGATGCCGTCGTGGATCATCAGCGTTGCGTTGCGCTCAGCCACAACCTCGTCGCCGGCCATCGCCACGAACGACGCGGCACTGGCGGCCAGGCCGTCGATGACGACCCGGACGTTGCCGGGGTGGTTGCGGATGGCGTTGTAGATCGCCATGCCGTCGAACACCGCGCCGCCGGGCGAGTTGATGTGCAGGTCGAAGTCACCGTCGATGCCGGACAGGTCGTTGACGAAGTCGGCCGCGGTGACGCCGAACCCGCCCACCTCGTCGTAGAGGTAGACCGAGGTGCGGTCGCCCACCCGGTTCTCGATCCGGTACCAGGACTTCATGGACCCACCGTTTCTGGTCTGAAAACGCTCACGATCGTGCCTCTGCAGCGCACTCCGCCCTGACAGAACCGGTAGCCGCCGTTCGGGTAGACCTCCGCCACCCGCGCGGGGGTGTCGGGGTCGTCGGTGTTGCCCAGCCACTTCCCGTCCACCTCCCGGCATGGTCTGCAGGTGTTGCGGTCCATGACCTCGCTCGCATACAGCGCGGCGACCGGACCGGACAGGGCGGTGTTGAGACGGCCGGTGTTCTGGGCCGAGGTGAGCGCGGCGCCCAGTTGCATCCGGGGGAAGGCGTCGGACAACTGCTCCAGGTGCTCGAGCACCGACCGGGAGACGTCATCACCCGACGTGGAGGGGGACCACTGCCGCAGGGCTTCGCGCCCGGCAGAGTTGGTCAGCCCCTCGGCGAGCAGTGCCACAGAGGCACCGGCGACCGCGGCGAAGACGGCCGAGTCCGACGCCACCGGGTCGATCCGGACCCCCTGTGCTTCGGCTTCGCGGGACATCCGCCTTGCCGCGGTCAGGGCCATGTCCACCATCGCCTCGACCAGCGCCTCCTGCGCTGCCGCCGTACTGACCGAGATCGCGGCCAGCGCGGCGAGGTCGTTGGCGGTGACGGCGACTCTTACCTGGTCGACGATCTGCCGCCGCCACTCGGCGGAGATCTGGTCCCACCCCGACCACAGGGAGTCCAGACGTTCCTCGAACTCCCGCTCGACCTCGGACAGGTCAATGTCGACTACGTTGCTAATCCCACCAGTTGCGCCGGCCATCGTTCACCACCGCGCGCAGTAGGGCCGTCACCTGCTCGGTGGGAACCGCAGCCGGCTCTACGGGGGCTGGTTCGGGCTTCGGCGCGGGCTTGAACGTGGGCGGCAGGCCCAGCCACGACAGGACGTTCTGGTCGACCTCGACCACGGGAGCGAGCGTCGCCAGCGCTGTGGTGATCGAGTCGCGCTCGGCGTTGTTGGCCTCGCGGTCCTCCATCACCGGGGAGATGTAGTCGAACTCCAGGCCCTTGGTGGTGGCGCCGAACAACGGCAGGAAGTCGTTGTTCAGCATCCCCTTCCACCGCTTGAGGCGGGGAACGGTCAGCCTTCGGGCGAACCACAGCGAGGATGCCTCGGCCACGGCCTTGTTTACGTCTACAACCTCGCCGGCAGCGAAGGCGGGGAACCCGAACGCCTCGCGGATCTTCTCCTTCGACACGTTGCGCAGCTCGACGAACTGCATGTCGTGCATCGTGTAGTTGTTCGTGACCCACTTGCCCTGCTCGATCACCGCGACCCGGTGGGCGTTGGCCACACCCTGGTGCTGTTCTCTCCACCGGGCGACAAGCTCGTTGAACTCGTCGTCGCTCAGCCGCTTCTCGACCTCGATGATCCCGCCGGGCTGGGCGGAGTTGGCGAAGAAGTTGCGGTTGTACTGCGCCGACAGGTGTGACGAGTCCAGGTCGAGCATGACCGACTGGACGGGGCCCATCCCCCGGTAGGGATCCGTTGGATTCGGCATGCGCATGAACAGGACGTCGTCGACCGGCAGGGGCATCTGCGCGCCGTCGGGGGCGGTGAACCAGTAGCCGACGATGAAGTCCGTTGGGGAGGGTTGGGGGGCCATCTGGTCGGGGCGGACCGGCCACAACTCCAAGGGAATGGACGGGACCCGGGGGTTGCGGGAGACCACGCACCAGCCCTCGCCGGTCAGGTCGATGTGCTGCTGCACCGACTCGACGAGCTCCTGTCTCGTCATGAACTTGTTCGGCTGGTTCCACAGGTCCAGCGCCGCGTGCGAGGTGACTTCCTTGCGGTCGTTCGGGTCGCCGGTCGTCGACTTGCGGTAGAGCTTCCACTCCACCTCGGCCACCGCCACCGACGTCGTAGAGACGATGTTGAACAGCGTCCCGACAGTGCCCATGGCTTCCAGTTGGGCGGTGGTGTTGCCCTTCTTCGCCCACGGCCACGCGATGTTCGACTTCCCGACGTACGGAACGGGGGTCGCGTTGCGGAAGGTGTCGATCAGGCCATGGAGGGTGGACCTCACTTGGCGAACCGCCACTCGACGAAGAAGCACGCCGCCCCAGCCACGAGGAGTCCGGCGAGGACGGAGACGGTGAACGCCGCGCCGACGAAGCACCCGGCGCCGAGGACGGGCAGGGCAAGCTTGCGGGCCTTACGTGCAACGGTGGTCAGGGCCTGGGCCCCCGCGCGCGCGCGGGGGCGGGCCCACTCGTGCGCGTACTCCCAGGTAGTCACTGGCCCCCCTCACTCATCGCATACTCGGGGAAGTCGGGTCCGCTGGTTGCCCACCGGATTCCGTTATCGCCCTCGAATGGCTCGCGGTGGTCGACCTTGTTGGTCCAGATCTCGTCCGGGATTCCCGCCGGATATGCAGCGCAGACCTGGGTCGGCTCGTCGGATCGTGCGCCTTCGTCTTCGCGGTCGAATGGACTGACGTAGTGCTTGCAAGTGAGACACTGAATGGCGGGCCGACTGGTCATGACAACCCACTCATCTCCCGTGGGACGCGTTGTACGAGTCCTCCAGGACGCCGAAGATGTCGCGAGAGACCGAAGACGCGCCGGAGCCATTCACCATCACATCGGTAAACGCCTCGGCAATGAGTTCCGTTCGGTTGGTCATCGCGTAGCCGGACACGGTCCGAAGTACCAGATCGCCGGATCCACTCACCGGACTACCGGGCACGGTCTGCTTGGCCTGCTCGCGCTTCGTGGCCCGTTGGACAATCTCATCCACCCGCGGCCCACTGCGTCGATGCGTCGTCGCAATGTCCATCACGTGGCCGAACTCGTGCAGCGCGACCGCCGTCGGGGACCCACTGTTGCGGGTATGGAAGCCGCTCATCTTCAGAGCGCTGATTCCGTACACCTGAAGCCCTTCGTCCCACCCCCGCACATCCACGGCGAGGCTTTTGAGGTACTCGGCCCGGCCGGCCCTGGATGCGTAGGTTGAGTTGAACACGATGGTGTTTCCGTCGGCGTGCGCATAGGTGGTTGGGCCAAGCCTCGCCACACTGACGCGCCCAAGATTCGCAGCGGGGAACCGCTCCAGCCCCTGGAGGACCCCCTCCGCGTGCTCCCTGGCGGTCTGCGGGTCCGACCCGTCCATCTCGAATAGAATGTCCCGCCCGGTGATGCGCTTCGCCTCTGCCGCGGCGGCGCGGCTAATCGCCCCAATCGTCCCGGCGCCAGCGAGCGCGTCCCGGACCTCGTGATCGCCGCCGGACTTCTTGCGTCCGTGTGACTTCTGGTCGGCGTGGCCCGGGTGGTTCAGCAACTCGATAACGTTCCCGACGTCCACCCACAACCCCGAGACCCGCAGCTTCACAGGAACCTCACCCGGGGTCGGACGTTGTGCAGCAGCAGTCGGGTCAGCGCCTGGGACAACGTGTCGGCCTGGTCGTCGTGGGTCGAGAGCGGGAACGACGCGCACTCCTCGACCAGGTCACCGACCCACGGCGCGAACTCCGGCAGATACACGTTGCCGGCCTCACAGAACGGACTCACCGCGCTCGCCCGCGCGACCTTGGACCCGTCCGGCTGGACCGGGATGATCCCGGGAACCACTCGCTGCAGAGACGAGATGACCGCAGGACCGTTGGCCTTGTCCTCCACCAGTTGAGCGATGGCCGAAGGCCACTTCGCGGCGAGGGACCGGAACTGCATGCACGTCTCGACGAACGACCAACGTCCCCGCACCTGGTCCAGCAGGTATGCGTCCGCTCCCCTGCGTCCCCAGACCTGCCCGACCACGAAGTCCGACGAGTCGGTGTCCTTGAACGCAAAGTCCCAGGACGTCAGGACCTCGTCGAAAGTCAGCGTCAGGTGGGTGCCGTCGTCTTCGACCAGCCACTGAGGAGTCTGGTAGTACTGCCACCACTCCCGGCGGAAGATCAGCCCCTCACCCGGTGAAGGCTTGCCCTGATACAGCGCGCTCCAGGTCCGGGAGCCGACGTCGGCCTTGATGTCCTCCCAGTCGCAGCACTCCCGGTCGGGGTGCTTGGCGCACGTCCCCTTCGGCCGCAGTTCATGTCGGCCGCGGGTGGAGACCAGGAACTGCCCCGGCTCCCTTCCAAGTAGGTCGGTCTCGCCGTGGTCCGGCCGGTGGTCGGCCTGCGCCGGGATGTTGATCACGGTCCACGACGCCCCGTCGTCGCGGATCATCCGTCCGGCGAGGTCGTCCTCGTGCCAGCGGGTCATGATCAGCACGATCGGCGTCTCCGGCGCGAACCGGGTCCGGACGGTGCCGGTCCACCACTCCCACACGTCATCTCTCTGGACGGGAGAGTCGGCCTCCTTGTGGCCCTTGTGCGGGTCGTCGATGATCATGAGATCCACCGGACTACCCGTCAAGGCCCCGCCCACACCGACGCAGTAGATCGACCCGTTGGAGGCCGCCAGTTGCCAGTCCGCCGCCGCCGCCCGGTCCGACGACACCGAAAGCCCCAGCTCGGGGTGCGCCTTGATGTCGTTGCGGATCGCCCGCCCCCACCGTCTGGCCCTAGTCGCCTCGTACGACGCGATCGCGATCCGCAGGTCGGGGTTGCGGAGCAGCATCCACAGCGGGAACCGCCGCGACACCCTCTCCGACTTGCCTTCCTGCGGGGCGATCGAGATGATCAGCCGCTTGGTCAGCCCGTCGGCGAGGTTGCACAACGCCTGGTCGACAAGATCCAGCGCCGGGGTCTGGACGGTCCGGTGATCAAGGGCCTGCGCCAGTTGACCCGGCGTGGCGTACTTGTCGGCCTTCGGCTCGTAGAACGAGAGGAACTTGTCCCATGCGGCGGCGGGGATGTCCATGACACCCCCAGACGGTCACGGCGACGGCGGGCTGGCCTCGATGTCCTGCACCAACTGCTGGATCTCGGACGGAAGGTCGTCGAAGTCCTCCGCCTGGTTGTACGCGTCGAAGATCAGCTTCTGCTCGTCGGGGTCGACCGCGTGGGTGCCGACAGCCTCACCCAGTCGCCGGGACAGTTCCGGCGTGGGCATTACGCCTCCTCCATGAACAGTGCCCCGCGATTGAGTACCACCCAGCGGCCGGTCATGGCCCCACCAGCCTCGGGATCGGAGAACTCCCACTCGTACGCGTCATACCCACGGGCGGCGGCGAACCGGCCGCGGTCGCTGAACATCGCATGAGCCAGCGACCCCCGGTCGAGCTGACTCAGGAACGCCTTCTGTTCGGCGTGCATCTCGTTATGTTGCACGACCCGGGCGTCCTTGTGCAGTGCGTAGGCCCGCACCGTCCCGTATCCTGCGGCCTCGCTGGCCCGACTGGTCATGTAGGTGCCGTTGCCGGCAACCCCCCGACCCTGGAACGCGGCGTCGGTTGCCATCTCATTGTGAATGTCGTCGCCCGACTTCTTCCCGTCGCGCGACGGCCCGACCCCCCGGAACATCCCCCTGTGCTCGGCCCGGATCGCGTCCATCTGACCCTTCGGCACCACTTCGGTCGGGCCGAACCCCTGCTCCTTGACGATGTGATGCAGAACTTCGTCGCCGTGCGGACCGAACTGGGACTCGCCGGCAGTCGACCAGACACGGGCGGCCAACGCCTCGGCCGCCTCCTTGGTCTCGATCAGGTTCCGCCCGGTGCCCGGCCCACCTCTGCGACCATGCGACTTCTGGCTGGAATGTCCCGGATGACCCAGGATCTCCTCAACCCCCGCCCACCGGCCAGCCACCATCACCCGAGCGGGCATGACACCCCCCGGCGCGTGTTTAACACGGGATCTTGATTCGGCAGTATGTTTAACACATGCCCACCCGCCGACGCCCCTACTTCGTGGGCCTCTGGCTCACCCAGGCCGGCTCCGCAGCCCTGGAAACCCGCGCCAAGGACGAGGGCCTGTCCCGCTCCGAGCTCATGCGACGGATGCTCGCCTACGCCCAACGCATGCCGAAAGGATGGAGACCCTAGCGCGCCATCCAGGCCACAAGCCGCCGGTCCGCCTCTACCAGCGCGCTGAACGGCGTAGCACCGAGCATCTGGGCCAGCTCCACCTGTGCCCACAGCGCCTCAACCTCAGCCGTGGACATGCCGCAGGCAGCAGCCTTTGCCTTCCATCGCTCTATCCGCGCCAGACCACGGTCGGTCCAGCCCAGGTAGCGCCATGCCTGAGTGCCGTATCTGGCTACGATCGGGCTCAAGTTGATCTTGATGTCCTGTGGAGTAGAGAGATCCTGATCTCCGGCCCCTGCGAACTTTTGGAAGCATTCCAGAAGGCCTCTGACCTGCGTACTTTACATAATGGCCATTATCGAACAGCTTATGTCCCGTTATGCCCTAGTTCTAGAGCAGCCCCGTGACTCTGCGTAGACATAAGAGTCATTATGTTGTAGCCCAGTGGGTCACTGGCGCGCCATGGGTAGACCGCGGGATACGTCCTGGCAGCCTACGTTTTCAAGGTCATCGGGCTTTTGTTGCCTTCAACCCTTCAGCGTCAAGCCGCTTCTATCTCCCGTGTCACCACGCCCTGGATCTCCCGCCTCAGCAGCTGCGGCACGAGTGCCTGCTGCTCTGCCGTAAGTCCTAGGCCGTTGAGTACCCGGGTGAAGACCCGCTGCATCTGCTCTGCCTGCGCCTCGGCTAGGCGCATCCTGCGCTGGTCGATGCCCGCGTCGAGGTTCACCTTGGCTAGCCTGTGTGCCCGCTCCACCGCTGCGATGAGCTTGTCCAGCAGTTGCGGGGTGACGCTACCCAGTTCCTTGACCTCACCCAGGGCGTCCTGCATGACAACGTCGGCTACCCGTAGGGCATCCTCGAGCACTTCCCATGGGGGACGGGGGTCGTTGCGGACCAGGGCTTCGGCGATGGATACACGGCGCTCGGCTGCCTCCCGGACCTGTGGTGCCCTGCCCCCGTGGGTGGGGCACACCGTGGCGCCGACGACGGCCCACTGGTCGCACTGCAGTCCCGTGCTCCAGATCGTTCCGCTGCACTTGACCGGGGGGAGGACCTTCGCGACAGCCCGACGTCGAGCCTTGTCGAGTCGGGCCACCGACACCTCCGCTTGCGTATTCATGGCACCCTGCCGGCATGAGTCGTGACCGGCGGTTCGGGGTGTCGTTACTGGTTGGGTTCCTGGTGGTCGTGCTGGCCACGCCGTTGACCGGGTTCGGGCCGAATGTGGTGGCTGGCTTCCTGGCCGGGTGGGTGGTGTGGCTGTTGACCGGGCCGAAGAGCACGTCTAAGGCGGACAAAACGGAGACGTAGGTCTTCCGTGTTGCGCCGCGTGTGGAGAACGGGCGCACCCCGCTTGAGCATAGTTGTGACACGCTTGGCGATCATTGTCAAGCATGTGGGGGTGTGTTGCCTACGATTCGTAGGCCGTTCTGGTCAGGCAGCATCGAACAGTGGGGCCGCGCCCCAGGTCGTTGGGTGTTCGGTGCCGAAGATGTCGTCGAACCTGCGTGAGCGCGAGCGGGGCACCGAGAGGTAGGCGCCGGAGGCGTTGCCGAGGCGCTCGTACCCTGCGATCTGCATGACCTCGGCCGGGGTGAGTACGCCAAGGTCGTCGAACACGAGGTAGACCGGGATGTCCTGCTCGGCCGTGAGCCTCAGGTAGGCGGCCAGCGCCTTCTTGTTCACCAGGTTCTTGTCCGTCCGTACGCCATGCATCGAGCCCTTGGCATCGACGAACCGGATGGTCGAGCCGCAGGCGACCAGGAAGTCCGGCCTCCATCGCTCCGGGCTCTCGGTTTGCTTCAGCGCCCGCTTGACTTCCTCGGACAGGGTGTCCTGCCCCTGTGGGTCGACCCTCCACCCGCGCTTCTCGAGTTCTACCTTGACGCGGTCTTGGTGCTTGTCGCCTACGGCCTTGCGCTGGGGGAATTGAAGGACGGTCACTTTGGCTCCTCGGCTTTGTTCATGACTCGATACGGCAGAAGGTCGACTGGGGTTGGCGCGAAGTCGGGCGACACTCCTAGGAGTTGAGCGAGCCCCGCCGCGTCGCGTGGGATGTCGGTGGCGGGTACGGCTGGCCGGAGGGTCTCGACGTACTCACTGACACTCGGCGCAATCTCGGCGATGACTTGGGCCACGGTGCGGCGGACCATCTGCTCAAACTCCTCCGTGGGCTCCTCGCGGTACGCGAGGGCCTCCGCCAGGAGAAATCGGATCATGTCCGACCTGCTGCGCAGGTGTGCCTTCGCCAGGATGTCGATCGCCTCTACCACTTCCACATCAAGGCGGACGCAGACCTGTTCGCGCTCAACCATGGATGTAGTTAATACCAGTACATCCGGTGCGTCAAGCACCCGGGGGTGTGTTCGGCGAGTCTCGCCGGGTCAGGTGTTCGATGAACCGGTCCACCCGCTTGCGCTCGGCCTCGTAGTCGCGGCGTAGGGTTTGCAGCTCTCCGGTGCCGCCGAAGTACGCGGCGAGTGCATCCAGGAGGGCACGGGCGGCGCCGTCCTCCAGTCGTAGAGACGGCTCGTGCTGAATCGTCTCGTCTGCCTCCTCGAACACCGGGGTATGTGACACCATCAGCGCTCGTCGCTGGCCACGTCGGTCGACCAGCCAGATCCGCAGGCCGTCGAACATGAAGAAGTCCCGGTCGACGTAGGCCCGGAAGCCGCTTTCGCTGTTGTTCATGCCGGTCTCCTGACGTGATGGGTCATGGTTGTCTCCACCGCGGCGGACAGGTACCTGGTGGGTCTTGCCGTTCTGGGCCAGGCGTCGCGGTTGGCCAGCCAGTACACCGTGCCCAGGGGTAGGTGCCAGGTGCTCGCCACCTCGTGGGGGGAGATGTGGGTGAAGCCGCCGTTGGGGTGCAGGGTCCTGCCCAGGGAGCGCCAGGTGTCGGCGGTCCAGACGTGGGACTCGTCCAGGTCACAACTGAGCACCGAGGGCAACAGGTGGTCGGTGTCGCGGATGGTGGCCAGGATCGTCCCGGCACAGGACGGACACCCCCCGACCGGGTATCTGCGCACCCCGGACGGGTAGGCGGTGCGCCACGGTTTGCCGTGGGAGAGCTCGTGGAACTCGTCGGCCGCGTCGTTTGCCGCCGGGTGGGCGGACAGCCAGACCGCGCTGGTGCGGACATATGCCGCCATTGCCGTGACCGTGTTCTCCGGTGGGGTCCAGCCCCGTTCCTCGGAGATCAGCAGGCACCAGGAGACCAGGGTGTGGCGGATCTCGGTGCGGCACTCCTTGGCGGTGTGGTTGAGCTTCAGCCCAGGGTCCCTGGTGCCGGAGACGTTCAGTCCAGGGCGGCCGGTGGCGGCCAGGACCAGCTCGAGCGCCCGGTGCAGGGCGCCGGCGGTGTGGGCGTCCTCGGCCAGTCGGCGGGTGCAAATCTCGCACAGGTTCCGGCCGTCGGCCGCGATCCGGGGCAGGCAGCCGCGGCACTCCCCTTGACAGTCCGGGGCGTGACGGCCCAGTGCCTTGCACCAGGGGTTGGAGCAGAGGATCAAGGACGCCACTCCTCGCGGTAGCCGGGTCTGGACGCGAACGGGAGAGCCAGCAGGCGGACCGTCGCGCACCACTGCTCGTTAGCAAGTTCGCCGAGGCGGCCATCCCAGGCGCAGATCCCGCAGCCGAACCCCTCACCGAACGACACCGGGTAGTGGGCGTGCAGGTCGAGGATCTTCCGCTTCGCCTCTACCTCGGCCAGGACACGGGCCGGATCCCAACGGGCGATGTGGGTGGCGTTGTGGATGGCGAACGGCCCCATTCGGCCGTAGTCGCAGTCGACGATGAACCCGTCAATCGCCGGCGCGAACACAGCGTCGCGGGCCAGCCGGTCGTCGTTGTTCCACGGGCCACTGGTGGCCGAGTTGGCCACCGCCGCGTCGTCGTCTAGTTGTGTGCGCAACCATGTCACCAGGTCGTCACTCACCTTGGGTGTCCTCCCCCGAAGGCAGAGCGCCGATCGCACGGTCGATCTGGTACTTGATCTGCCGTATCGCCGCCGCGAGCTTGGCCGCTTCGGCTTCGGCCCGGCCAGCGCGCACCTCGGCCGCCTCATACTTGTCGCGCAGTTCGGACTCGTCATAGCGCTTGCGCACCTCGAGGACGGTGGCCATCGCCGTGCTGCTGAGGCCGCAGTATGGACAGTCCTCGCCCCGGTCGTAGGCGGTGGCGACGCTGGACGTGTACGCCTTGCAGGACGGGCACTCGATCTTGTGGCTCATGCTTGGGTGTCCTTCCGTGAAGCCAGGTGGGCCAGTTCGTTCTCGGCATGAACAGCACGGCCAACAGCCTCGGCAACGAGAGCAAGCGCAGCCGGCAGCATGTCCTCGTCGGTGCTTGCGAGCTCGCTCACCTCGTCGGCGGCGAGTAGTGCCACCGCGACCCACGAGGGGTACTCGTCGCCGAGCTCACCGCGCATGGCTTTGCCGATAAGCCGGTCGACGCTGTTCCGGGCGGAGGCATGGCGCTGGTCGGCGTTCGCCTGCTGCGCCGGGGTCGGCTTGAAGTCGGGGCCGAACTCTTCGTCGCTCACGTCTGTGTGTCTCCTTCAGGAGTAGGCCGGGCGTGGGCAGTGCAGCGCGGGTCGCCGCCCAGCTCGAAGTGCCTGTACTCGTCGCCGTACGTGGTCTTGTCGACGATGGGGCAGATGCAGCCGCTGGGCCGGGCGGGTGGGCCGTACTCGCAGCCCTCCGTCCAGCAGGCCCACCAACCGGGCACGAACTGTTTGGGCGCGTCGGGGCGATCGGTGACGTCCACCCAGTCCTGTTCGACGCGCTCGCCGCAGCCCGGGCACGCCTTGGCGAAGTCCTTGACCGTTTCTTCGGTGAAGATCACGTCTGCTCTCCCTTCATGTAGACGGAGCGGAGACCGGAAACCTCGGGGCAGGGCCAGGGCAGGTCGAGCTTGCGGTGATTGGGGCACACCCACTCGCCGGTCAGGAACGACTGGTAGGGAACGTGCCGGTTCAGTCTCTCCAGTGCTTCCCGGTGAGCGGACAGAGCCCACGAAGGATCATGAGCAGCGACGTACTCGGTGTCCTCCGAGAAGCCGGTGTGCAGCTCGATCGCCAGCCACGGTTCGTCGTCGTCGCCCGGTGGGGTGAGGTAGGCGTCGTTGATGACCGTCCAAAGCGGCAGGTACTCGGTGCCTTCGTTAGCGTTGCTCACGAACCACTCACCAGGCGTTGCCGCCTCGGCGATCTTGAGCATGCCTTCTACGGCTTCGCGGAGTGCCTCCCACTCCTCAATGGGAGTCACGACGGGATCGGCTCGTCGGACGTTACGAGCCGGACGGTCTGAATGTCCGCCTCGTCGGCGATCAGCGTCGGCAGCCAGTGGCCGTCGATCTCGGCGTGGAAGGTGATCTGCTGCGGCGTTGCCCGGCTGCCGAATAGGCCCGCGCCGAGCCCCGGCCAGGCCACCTGATGTGCCAACACCCGCTCTACGTGGCCGGAACGCCAGATCACTTCGTAGACCTGCACCGGCCCGCGCTCACTCCCCATTGGTGTCTCCCTCCGGTGCCGCCCGGCGTAGTTCCGCAAGATCGCGGCTGCGCGCCTTGACCCGGTACTGCGCCGACCGAAGTTCCTCTTCCGCCTCGGCCAGCGCCTGCTCGGCGTTGGCAATGCGAGTCGGCAGATGTGATACGGCACCAAGCCGGACGTACTCCGCGCGCACCAGTCCATGCTGGGCCGTGATCACTCGCCGGTCCTCGGCCGCGAAGTCGCGCCAAACCTCAACTTCCTCGGGGCGGGCCTCGTACCAAATCGTGGCGCCCCTGCCACCGTCGCGGCGCTTCTGGATTCGGTCGAAGATCTCGGCAGGGCTGGTCCCGGTCGCGATGACCGCGTCCCGCATGACGGCAACCCACTGGCCCTGGAGCGGCGTCAGATCCAGCACCGCCTTCGGCTTCGTTCGCCAGAACCGCCAGTCGCGCTCACTCCCCATTGGTGTCTCCCTCCGGTGCCGCCTTGCATTTCGGGCAAAAGTCCGCAGCAGGTATGGTGAGGCCGTCGAATAGGCGAGCGGGCTTGTGTTCCCAGCCCTGCCGCCCGGTGACCGCGCGCATGTCCTCGGCGCCGTCGGTGTCACCGCGCGCCAAGAAGCCGCAACCGTCGCATATCAGGCTGTAGGAGTAGACGAGCACGTCTCGTCTCCCTTCGGTGGGTCGATCTCGTCGGCGGCCCAGCCCATCTGTTCGGCGCGAATCACCATGATTGTCCGGCCCGTCGAGTTCTCGGCCGCTTCAGCAAGCGCGCGCAGTGCGGCTGCCTTGTCCCGTAGCCATGCAGCAACCACGGCGGCGGTTCGGTCTGCGCGTTCGCCCGCAAGCGCCGTGGCTGTCGCCGTGCGGCCGGCACTCCAGCGCTTCTGTTGCGTGATCATCGCCGCGAGCTCATCCTGGAGTAGCCGTTCCCGTAGGGATTCTGGGGGGATGTCACTCGCCATCGGATCTCCAGGGTGTTGTGATCACCGTGCCGTCAGGCCAGGTGACGACGCGGCGCCAAGCCGAGTACTCGGCCGCGACGTCTGGCAGGAACTCGGCCGAGCCACAGTGGCGGG